TCAGTAAAAACACATACATAAATTGCCGAATATATACCCAAATCCTGTGTATAGCACTACCGATTTTACACCGTCCTACACTCCTTTATCCATCTTCTCTACCATAAAAAACAGTTCTATAGAGTCACGATGACAGGCATACCATCCCCATACTATTTACGCTTCTCCGCCCTTTTGCTGCCTTAGCCTTTTACCCTTTCTAATGCATAGATAATCCTCTTATTGTAAAAAATATTCCTTATTGGTTTTTCAAAGGGCGTCTTTTGCGTTGTAAAAGATGCCCTTTTGCATGGTAAAAGGTGCCCTTTTGCAATGTAACTAATCAAGGAAAATGAAGAATTATCGTATAATGCGAAAACTATCTGATAATGAGTGAGAAATGGAGTTAACTGTATAGAAGTGCGCTGATTGAAAAGAGCAGAAATATGTAGATTTGTGCAGAAGTTCAGTTACTAAATCATTACCCATATTGGGAATAGGTAACGAAATGCAGATGTAGGTAACTGAAATTATTTCTCTCGTGTGCCTGTTGCTTCGGTCGGCAGTTTTCTGCATAAGTGAGGAACGCTTTAATTCGGGTAACTTTGCCCATAAAGATTAAAGCGTATGAAAACAGAAAAGATGAAGGTGTTGCTCTACCTCAAAAAGAGCGGAAAGGATAAGCAGGGTAAAGCTCCCATTATGGGACGTATCACACTTGGAAGGAGTATAGCACAGTTTAGTTGCAAGCTATCTTGCGATATAGATTTGTGGAGTCCTCGCGAGAGTAGAATGAGGGGCAAGAGCCGTGAGGCGGTGGAAGTGAACGAAAAGCTGGATAGTTTAGTACTTTCCATTCAGTCCGCTTATCAAACATTGCTGTCCAAAGGACAGGCATTTACTGCCACGGACATCAAGGAGCAGTTTCAAGGGAGCGTACAATCTCGGTGTATGCTTATAGAACGCCTTGATAGGCTTATCAGGGAGAAAGAAGAACACGTTGGAATAGATATTAAGAAAGATACGCTATCTAATTATCACTCTACACGAGGCTATCTTCGCACATTCATCGAAGAGAAATATAAGGTGGAGGATTTAGCTTTCTCACAACTATCTGAAAACTTTATTTATGATTTTAGAGATTTTTTCTTGGGGACATTAGGTTTTCAAGAGAGCAGTTTCTATGGTGCCGCTTCCCAAATAAAGACCGTATGTAGGTTGGCATACCGTGAGGGATTGGCTGACACCTTGTTGTTTGCTAATGCAAAAATAGCAAGAGGAGATAAGAAGCTACCAAAAGCTCTTGACAGGTGTTCGCTTGACAAACTAATGAAGATACAGTTTGAAGAGTTAGAGGAGGAAATGGAAACCGCAAGGGACTTGTTTGTCTTCGCCTGCCATACGGGTGCAGCCTATTGCGATTTGATGGAGTTAAGCAGATCGCATCTTGTCCGTGATGATGAGGGAAGTCTTTGGCTGAAGTTCAACAGGCAGAAGACAGGCGTACTTTGCCGTATCAAGTTGTTGTCCGAAGCTATCAGGGTAATAGAGAAGTACAAGAGCGATGAAAGGGAAAGGCTATTGCCACAGATGAAATATGCCACCTATCAATCGTATCTTAAAGCATTGCGCCTAAGAGCAGGCATAGCCTTTCCCTTTACCACGCATACGGCAAGGCATACCTTTGCCACGCTCATTACCCTTGAACAAGGAGTACCAATAGAAACGGTAAGCAAGATGTTGGGGCATAGCAATGTGAGTATGACTGAACGGTACGCAAAGGTTACACCACAGAAACTGTTTTTGGAGTTTGAGCGTTTCCTTTCTTTCACGGAGGATATGCAGATGAGTATTTAGCAATAGTAGCATTAAAACTAAAAACATGATGAGAAGTACATTCAAGACACTGTTTTATATCAACAGACAAAAGACCAAAGCAAATGGTCTTACCTCCATACTCTGCCGTATCACGATAGATGGCAAGAACTCTGTTATTACCACAAACGAAGAATGTAAGGCTGCGGAGTGGAACTCAAAACAAGGAATAACAACGGACAAGAAAACCAATCTTCGCCTGCAATCATTCAGGGAACTTGTAGAAAAGACCTATCAGGAACTGCTCCTAAAAGACGGAGTGGTAAGTGCTGAACTGCTTAAAAACAGATTGCAAGGCATAGCAACTTCTCCCACCACTTTGTTGGAGCTTAGCAATACAGAACTACAATCGGTAAAGGAAGGTGTGGGCAAATCAAAGGCAGAAGGTACATACACTAACCTTTGCTATGCTAACAGGATGCTGTGCGAGTTTATAAAGGACTTAGGTAGTACGGATATAGAAATCCGAAGCATAACGGAGGAACTGTTTGAAGAATACCGCTTCTTTCTTAAAAAGAAAGGATTGAAAGGGTCTTCTATCAACAATTATCTTTGTTGGCTGAGCCGTTTGATGTTCCGTGCGGTAAGCCAGCGCATCATTCGTTATAACCCATTTGAACATGCGGAATATGAAAAGGTGGAAAAGGCTATCCGCTTTCTTAGTAAGAGTGATGTGAAAAAACTGATGGCTATGAAGATATGTGATAGTGATGCCGAGCTTGCCAGACGGATGTTCATCTTCTCCTGCTTCACAGGTTTAGCCATTACGGATATGGAACACTTGACGTTTGGGCATATCAAGAGCGCAACGGACGGGAAGATGTATATAAGAAAGGAGCGTCAGAAAACAAAAGTAGAATTTATAGTGCCGTTACATCCCATAGCAAAGACGATTATCGAGCAGCAAAGGCAGCTACAAGCGGTGAAAGAAGAAGGCAATAATACGGATATGAATAATCGTCTTATCTTTCAACCCTGTTGCAGCAGAAGTGTGTTAGTAGCGAAGTTAAGTATCGTAGGCAAGGCTTGTGGTATCAAACAACGTCTGTCCTATCACATGGGAAGACATACCTTCGGAACGATATGTCTAAGTGCAGGTATTCCCATAGAGAGCATCGCCAGGATGATGGGGCACGCATCAATTGCAAGTACGCAGATTTATGCGCAGGTAACCGACTGCAAGATTTCGGAAGATATGGACAGGCTTATTGCCAAGCATAAGTGTACTAATGAGATAATGGAAAAGGCAGCATATAAAACAATAGTGTAAGGTTAGAGAGGAAAGTGAACTTTCAGGCATTACAAAATGATAACAGATAATCAATGAAAGAGGTGTAAATATGAAAGCAAAGCATCATCAAAAGGACGACCAAAGAAAGTCAGAGTGTAATCAGTCCGATGACAATATAAGAAAAGTTATCGAGCGAAGTTTTTTTGAGTGGAGCGATGGTATGCGTGTTATTCGTCAAGGAAAGGGAGAGGTTGCTATGACAGAGGGCGAACTGGCAAAGTTTTTCGGAGTTAGTTGGCAAAAAGTTAATCACAAGGTCAGGCTTATAAAACAGACTATGTGCTTAAAATATTATGAGATAGAAGCAGGTAATGCTACCAGCAGCATAAGTAAGCAGGGGGATAGCGTGGAGAGTTATGCGCCACTCTGCCCCTTGCCCATTATCATCGCCCTTTCCTTTCATCTTAACAGCGTAGAGGCAGGTATGTTTAGAAAATATCTCTGCCAAAGGCTGCAATCTCCTGCGCCAACATTCATTCCTATTATTGTTGATACAGGTGGCACACAGGGGTGCTGAGTGGCAGTTATACAGACTACTGATTATATCCTTTTTCTTTCACTGTTATATCTAACTACATAACTACATTAAAGGTAAAGCGGTGAAAGAGAAAGGATTAACGAGTAGTTATAATGTAGGATATATAATAACTACAATATAACTACTTTTTTAAATATATGCTGCGTTTTGGCATATCCAGTATATAACTTTGCAACCAAAATAAATTAAAGATTTATAAACTTATACCAAATTTGATATATTGCTGGGAGGAATTCTATCGCATATCTCCTAAGAATAGTAAGATGATAGAATGTTCAGCTATGGGGTTATTTGTTCTTTTTGGAAGCAAAATTATAGCAAACATTTCGTATAACCATGGAATCTATATAACATGGACTAACATGGATAAAATGCTATATAATAAGGTTATAGCCATAGATATATGCTGAATAGCATGTTTATGAAGGAAATAAAGCTGAAAATGAAGATTTTGGATAAAACTTGTCTGTTTTTGACAATTATGTATTATCTTTGTAGAGTACTAATGATATAATTTGGTCACATGGTAAACTCAAACATGTTACTCGCACGTATTAAGCAGCTCCGAGAAGAGCTGAATGTACAGCAGCGTCAAATGGCAGACGCAATTGGTGTGGATGCACCGATGTATAGCAGGATAGAGAGAGGTATTCGACCTTTCCGAGATGAGTATATTGAGCCTATGGCGAAGATACTCAAGGTTGATGAGGATGAACTGCGTTCCTTGTGGACGGCAGATAAAATCATCAATGTCACAAAGGACGAGTCAGACAGTGTGGCTCAGCGAGCGCTCCATCTTGCGAAGAGTGAGATAAAGACCAATCCAGACTAATCTTCTGCAAATCAGCAGATGGACTAACTTGGATATGGTTATGTGGAACAAAGACAGTAATTTTGTAAATTATGGCAGAGAAGACAACTTCGGTAGATAATGCACAAGAAAAAGACGAGCTGGTATTGGAAGATAACCAGTTAGTTTGTGCACTCACCAATAAGGTCGTGAAAGCGACAGATAAAGAACTCACACTTCAGTCAATGATTGATATGATGGCTGAAGAATATGGATTTGCACCTGAAGACATGGAACGTGATTTTAGGGTGACTTATAAAGAACCTGATTCTGATAAGAGACGGGTTCAAGCGGTTGATTTGGCTATCTTTGACGCTGGCAAGGCGCATGTGGTAGAAAATTTGATTCGCTTTGTGGTGGTGGCTAAGAATGCAAAGGTGAAACCCACCGATGCAAAGAAGGGCGTGGATGCCATGCTCGACAATATCCTTACTTTCACAGACTGTGAGTTTGGCTGCTGGACCAATGGTGAGGACTTGCATTATCGCTATTATACGGAAGATGACTTTGGTCAAGCTGAGACCCAAGACATTTCGGACTTTCCTGCCAATGGCCAAACGCTTGCCGATCTCGAAGCGCAAGGCGACCGTGCCATGCCTCGTAAGCCGGCCAATGAGTCGCTTATCAAGACATTCAAGCGCTGCCACGACTACATCTATGGCAATGAGGGTATGAAGAAGACGGCCTTTTGGGAATTGTTGAACCTCATTTTCTGTAAACTCTACGATGAAAAGCGTCGCAATATGGATGCCAAAGAAGGTATCAGTTACCGTCGCCGTTTTTGGGTAGGTGTGAAAGAACAGTTTACCGAAGAGGGCCGCAAGGCTGTGGCCGACCGCATTCGTGGCCTTTTTGAAGAATTGAAAGAAAGCCAAGTATTCCGTGATGTCTTTGACGGTTCGGAGCAGATTATGCTTTCCGACCGTGGCCTTGCTTTCGTAGCAGCTGAGTTGGCAAAGTATTCTTTCCTTGATGCTACGGTCGATGTGAAGGGTACGGCTTACGAAACCATTGTGAGCAACACATTGAAACAAGAGGCTGGTCAGTTCTTCACCCCTCGCAACATTATCAAGTGTATGGTGGAGATGCTCGACCCCGACCAAAACACCCGTGTACTCGACCCCGCTTGTGGTTCGGGTGGTTTCTTGGTGACCGTGCTCGACCATGTTCGTCACAAGATTACACGCAACCTTTATCCTGAATTGGACGATGTGCGCTTGGCAGCACGTGTTAATACGCCCGAGGTGGATGAATTAGTTCGCAACTATGCCGAAAAGATGATTTTCGGTTTCGACTTCGACCCCGACTTGAAGAAGGCAGCGCGCATGAACATGGTAATGGCTGGGGGTGGGCATAGCAATATCTTCCACATCAATTTTTTGCTCTCCGGGCAGGGCTCCGGGATAGGCATCCTGTACTTCTCGTTTCAGAACTAAAGTTTTTTTGGTAGGAACTACTCGAAGCTGTCCGTTAAAGTTTACGGGGAGCTGCATGGAAAATACCTGTCCGACAAAGTCTGTCACCTGAACGTTTTTTGCATATTCCTTTCCGTCTCTGGTCTCAATTCTGGTTTCCGTGTGGGAAGAATAGAGATTACACATGCGAGTATCCTGCTCATCTCCTAAAGACAGGAAGAAGAAAGGCTCATATTACTGGTACTGCTCCGACCGATGTGGAGCTGCTCCAATATGGGATAAAGATGGTCTTCCAGATTTGAAAGGAGGCAAAGAATAATGGTACAGATGGCTGCGTATGAATGTCCGAATTGCGGACATCGGCAGGATCATCCAGGCGCATGTGACAGATGTGGAGCACAGACGAAATAGCTCTGTTTTGTCCCATAGACTGTTATGGTGTATTTATGAAAATAATCATATTGTTTCCTAACAGTCTATGGAATCCTTCTGG